GAAGTTTATTACAAAACTCCACGCAAGAGATAATAAGTTGATTAGAAGTTTCTCTCGAAACTTCATCCGGAACACCGGAATATCTCTAATATGAGTACGACTCACTTCCCATAAGCAGGGAACGGCTCTACAAAGCTAGTCGTTACACTAGCAGGACAAGTTCAAAACAGATCCCACAAGATCAAAAGGCGAACTTACAACCTTGGTATTTTTCAGGCCCACCGCTGGGCCGTTCTCACTACTGAATTCAATTAATTGAGTAACGCGCGGCCAACAGTGGCAGCACCCATCAAATATTTATTCCCAGAAGCAATCGCAACTTGTTCAACAACAGGCAACGCAACACGAGCAGCTTGGGCCAAAAAACGCCCAATTTCACCTAAGTGAAAATCATTCTCACACAACAACAATGACCTTGCCTCAAGATACTTAACTAAACGGTCATTCTCTTTGACAGAAGAAACTTCAAAAATTTGCTGATTAACCATGTAGATCTCAAAAATATCACAAACCTGTACACGTACAGCAAACGCAGGAACAGTAGTTGCAGTAACAGCAGGTTGTGGGAGATACGCAAAGGTAGCAGTATATGGTTGTAAACCACTCCAATCATCAACAATCTTATTAAAAACACGACTCTCGACTGAGATAATCTTAACAGGTGAGGAATACACACCCTTGGCTTCACGACCTGAAAAATTTCCAGGCTTGTTACCACAAGAGACAATACCACCAACAGAATACTCTGATGGATATTGGGGTGAGTTAATCTGAACAGCGTTAAGAATACCAGAAACTTGAAACTGATTTGTAAAATCAGATATAAGCAGAGAGGATGCAATGTTTCGATATGATATTGATAAAGGTAAGATGGTATTAATGTCAGGAACAGGAGTGCCATTATAACGTGAGAATGGTTGAGAAATGACACTACCAGTGATGCTAGCAATTGGTTGATTATTCGTGACAAGAGTAACATTGACTTGATCAAGTAATGCAACAGCGACACCATTCACTGAACAAGTAAAGCCAACACCATGCATCTTATCAAAATTAACACCTCCAATATTAGGAAAATTCAATGAAGCATTAGTATGAAACGTAGTCGTAATGCTGTTATAGAAATTAGGAGTGGAAGTGGTTAAATTGATAGTCCCAAGCGCAACATTCTGAACAGTGCCATTGCCTAAGGACACAAACAAATAAAGTGTCAGAGTGGCATTAGTGTTGCAAGTACCTTGAAGAGAAATTGTCAACAATTCTTGAGCTGCAGTATTAGTGGCGAGTGCAAGTGCAAAATTCTCTCCAAATGACAAAATGGGGTATTGGATAAGCGTGTTACTTGCATCATAGGTCTCACCAGCTTGAATATATGCAGAAGCAACAATGCGGCCAGCACCATCAAATTCTTCAGAAACAGATGAATGGAGTGGAATAACAATCATTGTAGTTGTAGATGCAGGATTGATTTCTTGTTGAAGAGGGTTACATTGAGGATTCATTGGAGTATCATCTTCAAGCACAGCATTTGAACCAACACGAAGTGCAGCTAAAGCAAATTCCAAGTTGGGAAGAGTAAAAGCGACAGCATTTGTGAAAAACTGAGACTTTAATGTGCCAGAATGGATAACACTAAGATAATACTGCACAATATCATTTGGAAACTGAAACGCAACAGCAGTAAAATCAAGATTAGCAGAAGATTTTTGTATTGCAACCTTCTTAGCCTCACCATCAGGATAACGAAGTAAAACTGTAGTTGAATAAGGGTCAAGTGATTGTGCAACAAGTGCTTGAGCAGAAATCCCCGAACGAACAATGGGTGCACGAGCTTTCTTTTCTTTCTTTGTAACTTTCATGCTATTTATTGCGGGTTTCTCAGTGACTATAACTTGTCGAGTTTCACCAGTCTTAGTGCGATAAACTTCAGGTTTTTTCCTCTTTTCAACAATTTCTTCAGTGACTTTGACGAGATCAACTTTAGCTCTAGGTCTACGTCTACGTTCACGGACTTTGGTTTTAACTACGGTATCACTAGCTAAATGAAAATGAGAAAGACTAATATGATCAGAGACAGTAATTGGCCGATTATCATAATACTGGACAGAAATAACATGATCAAGACGATTGGTGACAAGAACAGTGTATAACGTGGGAGCACTTTCATTAACTGGAACAGAAAAACCGCCAACATTAAAGATAAGCCCAACATTGTTATCATGACAAAACTCAATAATGTCTGACTCATGATAAATTTTGTTCTCAACAAGTAAACCGAGAGAAATAAATGCGCGATAGAAGCAATAAAGTGTAGGGAGACGCTTAAGTACAGGCGTGTCAGCATTGCGTTTTTGACCAGGGAGAATCTTCTTTTCCATAAAATAAAAATAATTTTATTACAGAATTTAACCTCGTACATATTGTGGTATGTACGAGTGGGGGCAAAAGCCCCCAATTTAGTGTTGATAAACAACACTGGTGCGAATGAGTGTAGAATAAACTCGCTTCGCATCAGTGTTGCTAAGGGTGTGCAAAAACCAGCACAATTCAACAACAACTTCAGAATCAACCTTGGGCGCAACATTGTGATGATATTCAACATTTGCAGCAATAAAACCTGGCAAATTATTTTCAAACATACAATACCTAAATTGTTCAAGCCAACCTATCCAATATTCTTTAAAAACTTCAAAGTCGGCACCTGGTCGGGGATTATGCAATTGAAAATAAGATACTAATTTAGTCAACAAACGTGTAACAATGGGGTAAGGAATCTCACAATGAGGGACATAAATTTTGTGACAAAACTCAGGATAACTGGACATGATTTCAGGTTTAACTTGGACTTTATGCGCATCTAATTCAAAAAGCATTGGTGCAGGAACAAATCTAGAAAAACACACAAATGAATCATCACCTTTAAATTGAGCTGCTTTAATGCAATCAATGTCATACATTAAAGCTGTATAAAACATGCATGTAACTGTATTCAACATTAATGTCCAAGCATGCCCACTAGATAAAGCGAATGATGCATTTGCCTGCAAATCATAAACATTGTGCCTAGTTTTCCAAAGAACTGAAACATCAAGCATAACATCTAATAGTTGTTGAAAATCTAAGTCAAATCCAGCCAACACCGAAAGTTTGTGAAAAAGCAAACAAAAGAAACGATATGTAGCCTCTTGGTGTGTAGTATCCATTGAAGTAACATCATTATGAACCCAAAATCCTTTACTCATCCTTTCAGAAAAATGCTTACCAGAAGTGGCGTCATTCCAACCGTCAACAGTTAAAAACAGAAAATCTTGGTTGATGTAATTCTTTAACAAAAATCCCATTGTGCGTGCAAACAAACCGTAATACAAACTAAAAAAAGAATGATTAGAATTGACAGTTTGTCCACCTTTAATTTTTGACCATGCGGGTAAAGCTCCAGGTTCTTCAAGCTTATGTTGTTTCTTGACAATATACTTAGTGAAAGTTGCTTCAAACTGATCAAATGTTTCATGATTAACACGCATTGAACCGCCTTTCTTTTCTGACTGTTTAACAAAAAAAGCGAGAAAAGCTTCTGCCAGAACATCCTCAAATGGTACAGGTTGTACACCAATCTTTTTGACACGTTGAAATACTTTTTCAGCACAATCATCAATCCTACGTTCATAAGCACTCAAGTTCCCATAAAAATGTGTGTAACGTTTCATAGCATGAACCAAATCAACATCGACAACTTTACTAAAACGTAATAACATTGTATTGGCATTCCAGAATTGTGAAGAGCTCATATGTGTAACACCAAAATGTGCATTTGTAAATGCTAGGCACGGCTTAACAACTACTTCATGATGCAAACAATTTATGTCAATTCTCATGTCATGTATATTGTGAACATTAGCAATGAAGAAAGCGTCAATACATTTTTCATCAACATGGTATTGTGGTTTGTGAAATTCGAAAAGCAATTGAACAACATTTGAAATTAAGTTTTTATCAAATTGGCAATGGTGAAAACGTTTAGAAACATCGAATTCACAATTTAAATAAGGATTTTCCATAAGTGAATGGTGAGCAAAACCCATGCCAGTCTGACCGAAATTACCGTGATGATCATTAACATTTATGAACTGTCCGTCAGAAGCAACAACATATTGATCAGGTTGTTTTGGCAATTGTGGAACTTGATACAGTCTTTGGTCTATGACATCAAAGTAAAGTGCAAAAATTGGCATGGAGGTTACAAGTGGAATTCCTAACTTAATGTACTCTAAGACAATGGCTCTAACACTACGTTTAACTATCATTGAGTGGACACCCCATTTCAAAATTAACTTTGCGAGTTCTAAAAAAAAAATGCCATCGGTGTTGAGAAAGATCGAAAATTTGTTGGAGTATGAAGTTTGTTCTCCACCATTAATTAATAACTTTTCACCACCTATGCAGTAAATAATTAGAACTTTTGAAACCACACGCAATAAATACTTGAGCACATTATTACCAAAGGTTGTCCAATATGATTCGCCTGCTAAGAAATGAAACCTGCCAAACAAACCATGTTTATTATTAAGAGTATGCTTATTTAAAAATTCACTGTCAAACAAAAACAACAACCAAGGATAATCACGACAAACATATGTACACAAGCATTGGATGAAAACATTACGCACAAAATTACCGCCTTTTACCAAATTATAAATAAATGGCAAACTCCACAACAAATGAAAGCCGAAATGAAACAAATTGATCTCACTATATATATGTGTAAAGTTTAAAAACAAATGTGCTATAAGTGCTACAGGCCGTGGTAAATAAGTTAATAAAGCATGGACAAAATGATTCATGAAACTTGTTTGAACATCATAAACTGCATTAATAGTTCCGCCGCCTAAATTTTTAAGAATCAACTCCTCAAAAACAGGTGGTGCAACCATAGAAACGAATTGTTGTAAGAAATCAAGATCAAACAGACTAAAAGCTTTAGTTTTTTCGGGATTGATGATACGGATAACGTTAAGATGATCAGAGGCACGTGTACACATTGTATAGACATAATTCTCAACAAAATCAACTCCAGTTACATCATTAATCAATGCATAAACATGAGAAATAGTTAGTCCTTCAGAACGATGAGCAGTTAACCAAGAGGATGAGCGAGGATCCATTGCTAAAGATTTGTCATAATTACCAATAGTTAATAATTTTTTTGATTGTTCCTTATCTTTTGAAATAATTGCCAAGTAACGATTTATAACGCCTAAAACAGAACCAGTAACAGTAGCTTCTCCAACAATTGCATTAGCTATATATCTCATAGGTATAATAACTGGTAGCTGCAATTGAGTTAAATATTCACAGATATGTAAAGGAACGCGGTGACTGTAGAAAGAATTTATAAACATGGTATCGTCTTGAATTTCACTTAGATCTAACCAATTATCATGAGGATCGATAGGTTCACCATCAATTGTGCCACTAATAAAAATAGGTGGTATTTGAAATGGATCACCCATGATAATAGCTGTTTCTGCAAA